CGCTAAAGTATGGAAACAACCTAGTTGAGTTAGACCGTTGGCAATTTACGCAGCCGATATACAGATCAATGTAAAGAATAAAGGCGAACTTCGTACCCTCGAAAGTCGCTTTAAGAAGATAGAAACAGCAGCGGTAAGTTTAAATAAAACACTTAAAGGTCTTGGTCGTCGTAATGCAATAAAAGTCGATACCCGCGCTGCAATGTCAGCGATTACTGCTCTTGAAGCACGTATCCGTGGATTAAATAGAACAGTAAATCTTGATGCACGAACATCAGCGAGTGGTGGAGGCGGGGGTGGTATGTCCGGCGCGGCTATCCCATTAGCTGCGGCTGCACTTGCCGGTGGTAGTAGAGCCTCATCTACAGGAGGAATAGGAAGGCTCAAGCTAAGAAGACAGCAGTTGGCGGGAACGGTTGATACTGCAAAGATGGCAAAACTGGCTGAGTTAGAGAAGAAGATTGCGACGGCAATGGAGAAACAAGCAAGGTCAGCGGAAAAATTAACAGCGGCTACGGCAGCGAAAGACTCAAGAGCACAGCAGATTAAAGACTTAGACGCTCAATGGGAAAATTTAAGTAAAGTTATTACTGGTAAAAAACGTAGATCTCGTTTTGGTAGTCGGGAAATAAATGTACTTGAAGGACAAAGAGATGCGGTAGATAAATTACGTAAGAGTTTAATGTCGGAGAAGATTGAGAAAATAAACGCCGAACATGCAGCCAAGCAATTAAATGATGAGAGAAAGAAGGCTCTTAAGATATTGGAGGATGAGCAAGAAATTATAAAATCTGGTAGTAAGGAAAAATTAGAGTCATTAAAACTAACCGGCGAACAGAAAGCGGTCCAAGATGATCTAAATAAATTAAACGTAAAAGCCGGTGAGCTTGAGTCAAAGCTTTTACAAAAGAAAGATGCAATAACTCAAGCGGAAGCAAGGCAACAGAAAGCTAAAAATGTACTAGCACAAACTCAAGGGAAAATAAATAAAGGACTTAATGTCAACGCGGATACCTTAAGGCGACAAAAAGGTGAATTGGACAGTGCTAATAAATCATTAGCAGCAAATAATAGGTGGTATCAGAAATGGGAAAACGAATTAAGAGGCGTTGGCAAACAAATTGATTCAGTAACAGAGAAGCAAAGATTACTTAATTCAACAACCGCAAAGATACCAGCCGGCGGTTTGATGGGACAGTTGCGTGGAGGCTTTAAAGATTTAGGAGGAATGAAAGGAGCGATGGGTGCAGCCGGAAAAGGTGCATTAGCTTCTTCTGCTTTAATTCCGGGTGTTGCTCCTCTAGCAGTTGGTGGATTTGCAGGTGCGGCTGGAGCTAAAACCGCTGGAGCCGCCGCAATCGGTGGAGGTATTGGTGTTGCTGTAGCTGCGGCTGTCCAAGGAACCGTCGCTCTGGTTGAATTTGCTAGAGCATCAGCCAACGTCGCGGCTGAAATGGACCGCATGAGAGTTGCACTTAGCGGTGTTGTTCCTGACCAAGAAAGTTATAATGATTCACTCAATAAAGTAACAAAAATATCTACTAAGTACGCTCTATCACAAAAAACAATTCTGAAAGGATTTACGCAACTTCAAGCATCAGCAGATGCCGCAGGTTTCACTGTTGAAGATACCGGTAAATTGATGGAAGGATTGTTAGCTAGAACGCTAGCAAGTGGTAAAGGAATAGAAGAATTTAAGGGCGTTATGTTAGCCGCTAGCCAAATCCTATCAAAAGGAAAATTGCAAGCAGAAGAGGCGAGAGGCCAGATCGGAGAAAGGATTCCGGGCTTTATGGCTGATCTAGCAGCGTCGATGGGAGTAGAGATGAAGACATTAGATAAGATGATGGAACAGGGAGAAGTAACGCTCAAACATTTCTTTAAATTAGGCGAAGATTTACTTGCTAATAATGAAAAAATAGCCGTAAAAATGGCTAATAGTTATGCAAACGCTGGAGCAAGATTAGAGGCATCAACAGAAAAATTACAGATAGCTTTAGGTGCAAGAAGTATGATAATTGGTGCTAAATTCCAACAAGGATTAAAGGGAGTAGTTGATACAATTGAAAAAGTTATTTTTGGTCTAAATCAATGGAGAATTGCTGAGTTAAAATTAGGTATTGCAATTAGAAAACGAATAAGAAGTGCATTCGGTAAAGATCCAGATGCAAACCTGAATAGTGCTGAACTACGAGATAGAGAGGAGTTACGAATATTAACCGGCGAACAAGAGATATTAACTAAGGCAAAGAAAAAGAAAATCGAAGCTGATTTACAAGATGCAGCTAACTCCGCAGCGAACTTTAAGAAGATTGAAGACAGACTCAAGATTGATATGCAGTTCCAGAAGAACCGAATTGCATTGGGAGAAAAAGAAGCAGAGATACAACGAGAACTAGCCGAGTTGAGACTTCAATTCCCTGATAGAAACTTAGACGAAATAGAAAAAACTATTAGAGGTTTGAAAGATTTAGAAGATCAGACCGTATCTAACAGCGTTGCCTTTAAGGAGTTGCAAGAGGGTGCAGCACAGCGACTTAAAGATCTCCAGAATCCAATCAACCAGTTAAAGGAGATAACCGAAGCCTTTGAAGATTCATTCTCAAATGCAATTAGAGAAGTAGTCAGAGGAACGAAGAGTATCGGTGATGCTGTTGCTTCAATGCTCAACCGTATAGCTGACGCATTCATACAGAACGCGGCAGACATGGCAGCGGCAGCGGCTAGCAATGCGTTAATGAAATTTATTGGTAAGTCTTTCTTGTCTAATTTCGGCACTCCTAAAGCCCCCGGTCCACTTCCTCCTGTTCCGGATAAAATCACTCAAACAGGATTTGACTACAGTAAGTTTTCATCCGGTGGCTACGTCAACCGTCCAACTAACGCGATTATCGGAGAAGGTGGTGAAGGTGAATACATTATTCCTGAATCTAAGCTTGCTTCTAGTCTTTCCAGATACCAAGCGGGACATCGTGGTAACTCAGTAGTTCCGGGTGGTGTTGGTAATTCAGGCGGTTCAGGTGGAGGGTCTGGAGAAGTCACAGTTAATTACACCGGTCCTACTCTTAACTTCAATGGTGATGAATATGTACC